CCCCACCCTTATCATAATTACAGATTAATAAAATAAAAATAATTTGAAATTTATTTTCTATAAAATAATACAGAAAAAAACTACTTAAAGATAAATGGAGTATATAATATAAGATAGAAAAGGTTTCTTATTACATTATGAGTAATCAATACCTTCCTGATGATCTTATAAAATATATTATGAATATTAATACTTTTGAAATAATAAAAGAAAAAAATAGACAAAAACATAAAGAAATCTTTATGAATGATTTTATTGAACTTAATGAAAATAATATGGAAGATATTGATAATAAATGTTTAAGCTGGAATTTATTTTTAAGACAGGACAGTTATAGAGTAGAAAATGGAGGAGATTTTTATGTCCATTATAAAAATAGAAAAAAACCTTATCTAAAACAAAAATATTTTAATTATAAAAATTAATTTGAAAATATATTTAAAAATAATATATCTATATATATTATAGAAAAAAAATGATATATCCAGGTTCAGAAGGATCATTAAATTTATACTGGAATGATTTATTTATAAGTTCATTTCCATTATCTAAAAAAAAAACATTAGAAGTATATGAAGAACAAGGAACTCATCTTATAACCGAAGCATTACGAGATGGAGTACAAATAAATAAACTAAAAAATGTATTTACTTTATTTTGTGCAGAAGTTTATAAAAGAAAAATTAATAAACAATCAATATACAGAACAGATCACGAATTATTTTTATGTAGTATATTTGGATTGATAAAATTAAAACATATAGATTTTGATGATAATATATTAATTATGAAAAAAAAAAAAGAAAAAAAGAGATTTTAATCTCTGTAAATAATTCTATGTTCATATGTATATGTTTTTAACATATCCATTTCTTTAAAATCATTTTTTAAACTATCTTCTACTACATTATTGATTGGTGGGTAGTTAGTATCATCAACAATAATTAATTTACTCATTAATTTACAATGTTTTATATCATTATTTATTACATCTATTCCATGACCTCCATCCATATGAATTAAATCATAAGTATATGGAATCTTAGAATAATCATCTAATGTTAATCTTGTATCTCCTTGTATTAATTCAAATTCAACATTACTAAATTCTTTTTTTAAATATTCAAAACAAGGTAGAACATATTTATGTTCTACTATATCAAATATAGTTATTTTTTCTAATGTTGGATTATTGTATAAAAATATTAAACAACTATGACCTCCATTAAATCCAATTTCCATTATATTCTTTTTACCTTCTGCTATTTTTTGTAAATTCTTTTGTTTATTATTTAATTCTGGTAGTACATTAAAAGATTTATCTTCATATATACAATTACCCTCTAAAGTTTCTCCAGTATCTTCAATTATCTTTTTTAATTCTGCTATATGTAATTCCATTATAATATATGATTATATTTTTTTTTTAATATAAATGCTCTTTTTATTTTTGAGTATAATTAGTAATATTTACTAATCGTGGTAGTATTTACTAATATTAGTAGTATTTACTAATCGTGGTAGTATTTACTAATCGCATAATTTCATAAAAAAAAGAGGTTTTTAAAACTTTTTCAGCACAGAAATTTCATATATGATATTTCATATATGATATTTCATATAAATAAAATGTATACTATAATATAATGATAATTATACATAAGACATTTAGTAAAACAGATTTAATTGATTTAATTAATGATTTAGATTTATCAGTAAGATTTAATCATCAAGATAATAAAAAGAATATACAAGATAAATTATTAGAATGTTTATCTAAACCAATAAATGATATTAATAAAAACTTTTATAATATAGAAAATAAAGATGGATTATTATCATATTTACAAAATCAAAATCCAAAAAAGATATTAAATATAAAAGAAAAAAAAGGTGTTATGTTAATATGTAGACACATAATACAATATTGTAAAAATAAACATAATTTAAAATATTGTAAATATAAAAATTTAAAAGATTTACAAGATGATATGGATTATATAAAACAATTTGGAGATATTCCTTCTGTAAGAAGATCATGTAGATTAATGAATCAAGATCCACAATTTAAACACTATAAATTTAATGCATTAATATCTCCTCAAATTCAAATGGAATTAGAAGAAAAAAAAGTAATTAAAAATACAGAAATATACTCTTTAAAAATCAGAAAAGCAACTCCAGAAAATCCAATTATTATTGATTTTAATTAGTTGTTTGATTCTCTTCATCTTCTTCTTCTTCATTAGCATCTATAAATTCTTCTTCTCTATTATTATCTAACATTGTTAATTTATCATCTTTTTTCATTTTCTTCTTTTTTATTTCATCCTTTTTATTTTTTAATTTATCTGCTTGTTCTTTTAAAGTTTCTAATTCATCTTCATTTGGTGGTCTTCTTTCACATTGGAATATATAACATAAATTTACTTTACATAAACATTTACTCTGCCACACGACAAGCAATAAACTCGCAACAGCACCAAGAACTAATACAACTGCTCCTGCGGCTTGGTCAACAGAATAATTCTGTAATTTTCCACTATCATTTGATTCACTCATAATACAATATATTATTTAAATATATTTTTTTTTAATGAAACTGCTAAGCATTAAATATTTCCATAAATCCATCTGTAAGTCTCGCAACTCTCATATACTCACAATAAGATTTAATAACATTTGGAACTCTTCCACTCGGATTGAATGAACCAGACAAAAATAATTCAATACCTCTCTGACCCACACGACCATTAGTTAGACGAGAACCCAAATAGAATAATTGTCCTTCTAAATTAACAGATTGATCTCTTCCATCATACGACTCCGTATTTGTAATACTTCCAGCTACACCTTCATTACTATACTCCGCACGAGCTAAGAACGGAACACCTTCACTATCAGCTAAAATACTGAACAATCTTGCTGTATTATCAACATCACTAGTATATTCAAATCTATCATTGTATCTAATATTGTATTTAACTACTCCTGATGTACCATCAGCCGCAACAAAAGGAGATAATGAATTATGCTGACCAAGAATAGATTGCTCATTAACAGTAGAAGCATCAGCACCAATAGTAGTAATTATTCTTGAAACTAATCTATTAGCCATACCAAGATTACGAATAACACCAGAAGCTAAATCTGTTTGAGATGTAGTGTGTTCAGTTAAACGATAATCAACAAACGAAAAGCTCATATCTTTATTAGCATTTGCGTACCTTTCCATTTCATCACTAGCACCATAAAAGATGTAATCAGCACAGAATTTCAATTCATTTCTATCAATATTCATTGCTATATCAACAGTATCAGAAGTTCCAATCTGAGTTCTGAATTTAGTAGTTGGTTCAAAAGTTAGTTCAATATTAATCGGTTCATTTATCATGTATAATGGAAGTTGGTGAACCTTAAGGAATGGAAATAAATCAGATAAATCAATCATATAAGTTGGACATTCAGCTGGTTTATTAGCATCCATTGTAGCCCAATCTGGAAGGAATAATTTATTAGCTTCTGGTTCAACTTCGGTGTTCAATCCAATATTACTCGCAAAAACTTCACTATCAGTATTGTATACAAATTTATGATTCAACCATCTACCAGTAGTAGCAAGTTCTCTGTCTATGTTACTCTCATTTGTAATTAAAGAAGATTTAACTGCATATAGTGAATTCCAAGAATCTAATTCATTCAAAATTTTATTACCAACTTTCAAAACTGCTTTTTTAATCACTTGTCCAATACCGATTTGAGGAGCAAAATAAACATCACTATTAGTAGATTCTGGAACAATACTCATAAATATTTTAGAATGTGAGTGTAAAAAGCCCTTGTTTTGAAGTGTAAATCTAGCGAATCCAGTATTAGTAGCTGACCCTTGAACGAACACGACACTTTCCAGTAAGTCGGTTTCCACTTGTTGTATGTAATTAACTGGAATTTGTTGTAATTGAATAAAATCTGGAATAGATTCATTTGATGGCTCTGGCATATCATTCATATCGCTCATATCGCTCATATTTTTATAACTTAATAGATATAAAAATATTTTAAAAAAATTATCAAAAAAATACTTATAGAAAATAAATTTTTATTATCAATATATCTGGAAAACATACCAATATCTTAATTGAATTTATTTACTTATTGTATCAACTGAACTCCGTTGCTGTTGTATACCAACTGAGCCTTAGACTTAATGAATATGTATACACCGATGGGATTATCACGATTTAATTCAGATTCAATAGAAACACCCCACTGCTCAGAACTAAAATCCTCGCCTTGTCCACCAAGTCCATAAGAGACACCGAGACCAGTTAAACCACCACCATTAGCAATATTAGAATACGATGATTGATTAGTGTTAGTAATCATATCATATGATCTATTAGCATTAACTGGTGAGATACTGGTTCTATCTCCAGAATAATCTGGTGTAACAGCATCAACAAAACCTTTAACAATCTGGGGGTCTGGAAGAGTAGCAGAACCATTTGAAATAATATTATTAACAAAATCAAAATCAGCTGGAAATTTAGAACCTCCTTTTAAAAACTGGATTCTACGGAAAAAGGCGAGATCAGTATCAGATGAACCCTTACCAGATGGGAATGTTGTTGCGTGTCCATCAGCAGTTAGAGTGTTAATATTACTCACAGGCATAAAGGTCATAAAGGCAGACAATACATTACGGAGAGCAAGAGAGTATTGTAGTTGAGCATTAGTAGAATTAATAGAAGTATAAATAGATGTAATACTATTGAATTCATAAACACCTTGAGATTCATCACCGCTAATACTTCCTTCTGGAATATCACTAACTTCACAGCATAATTTAAGGTTACTTAATTCATAATGAGCCTCAGTAAGTCCAGAAGCATTTCCACTAATAGCATATAAAACATTAGAATCTGGCATCAAATTCAGTTCATACTGGACACCCCCAAATGCGTCTTGATTTAAATTTACCATATTTCCTCCCATCTGGAATCCACATGGTATGTGCATACTAAACGAATTAGTTTGAGGAACTGCTCCACTGGGGCTTTCCATAACTGATTTTCTGAATGTTTCTGCGTTGGGCATAATGAGACAGCTTTCTCCCAAGTGTCCGATTTGATCCTGAATAGAACTGGTTAATCCCATGTAAGTATTAAGGAATTTTGACCAGTGTCTTATATTTTCACAAATCATTTTTGATTTTACAGCACGAACAGTAAGAGATTCAAAACAATTAAATATACCCAATCTGTTATTCATTGTAACACCATCTCCAGCACTGAGAGCAGTGGGAGTAGCAAGATTGTCCTTGTAAGCGTTAAAATTACCAACAATTCTAACAGAGCGTGGATCTAACAATCCATTCTGAGCTGATATGGTAAAACTTAATACTGGAAAGCCATTTTTGAAACTTATTTTTCCATTAGCTGGAATATTATCTGGTCTTATCTCAATGTATCTTGAAGTCATATTTTATAATATAACAAATATAATAAAAATAAAAATAAAAATAAACAAAAAATTATTAAAAAGAGCATTTAGACAATAACATCAACAGAACCATCTCTAATCATAAATCTACGAAGATGGAATACAAAAGAATTAAATAATTTACCTTTTGTGGGTTCAGTTGCTTCTTGGTATTTCAGAATAACAGCTAAATCCTTTCCTCTTAAATCCATTGCTCCCTTTTGACCACCAGCACTGAAGCCCCTTCCAAAAATAAAATTTTCAAGGAAGCCAGTAAAGCAACGAGGTTCAATTTCAGCATTGTCTAACATTTTCTCAATTTCATATAAATGAAAAGCGTCAACACTATTACGAGTAGCAATTTTACTTACTGATATTTCTCTAGATGGAACTCTTGAGCCGTCAATCTGATACTGGATGCTGGACAGATAATCAATGACCCCAGTGTAAGCAGAACGATTATTAACCAGACAAGTATCTTGATTATCTTTTCCAGAAGTAGCAGAGAGATTTTCATCAGAGCCTTTAATAACATATCCATTAGTTCCAGAAATTAATTCAGCAGTATTGTATACAGTTGAATCTTGAGGAACAACCAATAGAGATTTAGCACGAGAGTTATTAGCAAAAATCTGGAATGATGTTTGTCTATCAGTTCTTTGAATAGAATGTTTGTAATTTGTAAATGTGCTAATATCAAATTCAATTGCTTTTCCTTCTCTAACTTTTCGTACCATTCCTGCTTCATATGCTGGATCTAAATGAACTTGAGAAACAACTAAATTTACATTACTAATAACATAACTAACATCGTATGAAGTTCTACCTTCACAAGCAGTAGAATACATTACAGAACCCTCAGTAGCAACAGCTAAACCATCATTATCTCTATCATCAACTAATTTAATCTCAATTAAACCACCAGAAGCATTCGCACCATTAGATAAATTAATTTCAGATATTTTAAGTTCTCCAGAAAAAACACTAGCAGAACCATTATTATCATGTTTACAGAAATTAAAGGTTTCTCCAACAACAAAAGGAAACTTCGCAACACTATCAGCTCCACCAAGATTATTTTTAGTAGACACATAAAAGGTTGAGAGAGTAGCACCATTTGGAATTCCATCTGGAACATCAGAACCATTCTGAGAATGGAAGAATGGAGCATAATCAGTTCTGCGGTTTCTGAGAACAGAATCAAGCTGTTTAGTAATGTTTTCTGCGGAATTTGTATCGATTTCGATGTACAATCCATTAGTCATCATTACTGGAAAGATTGTATCAGATTGAGCAAAAATTCCAGAATGAAGGGGCAGACACATCTTAACAGTAAGAAAATCATCATTACTGAAGGTGGTCGTTTGATTGCCTTCGGTTTTCTTAAAGAATGGATTAGTCATGGTATTACCCATATCAGTATAAGTAGTTCCTTGAGTTCCACGATTATCTGGCTGATAAACAGAACACCCTTCTCTTAATGCTCTGAGATTTTGTAAATTCTTATCACTATCATATTCATACTTAACACTAACATATGACGCATAATCACTCAGCTCCTCAAGTAACGTTCCCCTTGCTCCATCGTAGATCCTCAGATTACGTATGATTGTAGAAGTACACTTATCTAATTGTAATCTAGTTGGTTCAGTTGTTCCAGTTGGAAGAGATAATTTAAAATCAAATTCTAAATATGAATTTCTTCCATCCATAAATTTCGTTGATGGGTCAACAAAAATTTGTATCTTTTGACCTGGTGAATAAGACAATCCATTTTCAGAAGGTATTGAGATTTTAGTTTCTCCAACTCTTACAGAATCATCAGCTTTCCAATATGTAGACATTTTTATATTATTTAATATATAAAAATTTAAATAAAAAAAAATCAAAAAAGATATTACTGAACTCTTCCAGTTGTTAAAGTTTGTGGAGGTGGAGCTTCTACTTGTGTTTCAGTTTGAGTTTGCTGTATCGCATCTTCTTTATCTGCTTCTGTTGTATCAGTAGCTTCTCCAACTTCATTTAATGCTCCAGATGCTAAATCTAAAATACCACCAATTAATTTTGCTGGTGGGTATACAGTTCCAACAACATCTCCAATAGAACCACCAATTTGTAATAAATTACCAGCTTTCTCCCATCCATTATTACCAGTAAGATGCGGACCACCTTTAAAATCATTATATACATCCATTCCACCAACAGCGGCTGAAGCAAGAACACCAGCACCACCAGCTAATTTTCCAAGTTTAGAAGCTCCTTCTTCTGTTAATCCAGCACTACCTTTTAATCCATCAGCTAATTTTGAATCAGCTGTAGCATTTTGTTCTAAAACAGTTGCTCCAGTTCCAGTACCTTCTGCTAATGCGGTTGTTGGAGGAGTGTCTGGTAATGATTCTGGTGTTTGTGCTGATGTTTCTATTTTACCAAATAATTTGTCTTTAACACTTAATGCTTGAGTTGTTGGATTTGTTGCTGTTTTTGCGTTAGACCATTCATTATAAGATTTTATTTTATCAGGCATATTAGCACCAGTCCATAAATTCTGTGCTGTATCTTTAGCAGTTTTAATAGTATCTGTTGTTTGTATTTGGTCTTTTGCTTGTGTTACTTGATTAGCAATATCATCATTGTGTTCTTTTATCCTTTGATTTAAATCTCTCACTTGACTCATACGAGCATTTCCCATACTCACAGCACCAGAAGATGTTCCATAAATATTGTTCATTTTATAATAAATAATATATTAAAAAAATATACAAAAAAAAATTAATTATTCTATTTCATCTTCAAATTCTTCATCTACTTCTTTTGTCTCTGTTTTTGTATTTGTTAAAGGATGTATCTTTTCTTCAAAATTAAAATATACTTCTGCTGGATTTTCTGAACCTTTTATATACATAAACTGATATGGTTTCTTGTGGCAGTATTCATATAATCTCATAAAAGTTTTATCTCCATCTTCTCCAAGTAACCCACTGAATTGTTCCATGAGTTTAATTTTTTCTTTATGATTATTCTGTCTAGCTATAATAATATCTCGTGCTTGAGCTCTTATGAGTGGTGGTATATGATTTATACTTTGTACTGATATAATACTCATATCTATGTAGTGTCTCATCTTCGTCATAAAATATGCTAGCTTATTATTTCTTTTACAAAAATCAGCATTTAAACAGTCATCTAGTATCAAGCAATATGTCGGTCTATCTGCTTTACTAAATTTACCTTGTGATTCAATAATATCATCTATAAATTTATCTTCGTAGTGGTCATCTGCATCAAAAAATTTATTCATTAATTTCCCCTTATCGTCCATATGTAATGTTGTACTCATCACTCTCACAATATCAAATTTGTCTTTATAAAATTGATCAGACATTAAAAAATTAATAATCAAATTAGATTTAGAACTTTTTATAGCACCAACTAAAATACAACAGGACGGAAGAGATGGGAGATTGGGATGTACACCTTTGAATTTTTCATCACCATCTAAATCTTTTACCTTCATTAGTTTTGGTGTTTTATTACATTTACAAACTTTATGACCTTTTGGGCATTTCTTCGGCATTGAATATATACTATACATTATTTTTTATTTCATTAAATTTTTTTATTCTTTTTTCCTTTGATTGTCCAGCCAAATGTAATATTAATGAATTTTTATTTATATCGTAAAAATCTTGTAGTAATCTATGAGATAATATACATGATTGATTTTGTATATTCATTCTATCTTCATTATAAAATTGATTTATTTTTTCTTGGTCCCAATTTGGTTTATGAAAATATGTAGTATCTTCATCTCTTAATAATTCTGTAAAATATGATATTGTATAATCATTTGATTTAACAATAATAAAACCAGAATTTATTTGTTTTGTATATGGATAATCATAACTCCATAAAATATCATATTTAGAATAATTATTTATTATGTCTTTTAATTTATTTTTATGATTTCTAAAACATGCGTCAGCATCAATCCATACAACATAATCATTCTTTTTTAATAATTCAATAAATAATGGTATACGCTCCCAGTGTCCAGTTCTCTCTGGAACTCTTCGTATATCATCTTTATAAAATTCAAAACCTTCACTATCACAATATTTTTTATTTATATCTGAAGTAATATCAGCATACTCTTTACAATTTTCATCGTACCATGTAAATATACAAACTTTTTTATCAAAATGCTCTTTTTTATATTCCTTAAGTATTTCAGTATTTAATGTAAACTTATTTTTGAATGTTTTTAAAATATCAATATTATTTTGAAGAAAATGATATGAACCCATATTTGTATTAAACATTTTATTATTATGGAGAGCATCAGCACCCATTCCATATTGTTGTGGTTGTAAATATTTTCTTCCATTATCAGTAGCATATTTATTGTGATAAACATTAGAGATAATAAAATCATCACCAAGGAATGAAGCACATAAATATTTATTAATTAGATCATCATTTTTAAAATCAATATGATTATAAAATTTTGTATACCAATTTATAAATTTTGAATATTGATTATAATTAAAACATACTCCTCCATAACCTTCTACAATATCACAATCTCCAGTAATAATATTATATCTTCCATTCATAAAAAAATTAAATCCACTTCCACAGGTTATATTATATTCTTTTTTACTTTCTATTAGTTCATAAAATAATTCTTTATTGTATACAATATCATCATCAATAATTATTAATTTACAATCTTTTATTTTCTTTTTTTTCATAAATTTAAAACCACCAATATATTTATTTATTGGTCCATAATCTTTAATGAATTGAAAAACTATTCTCTTGTCTTTTTTACAAAGTTTTAAAAGAGCTTTTGGAATTTTAAATTTTCCAAATCTTTTATAATCATCACATATATTTATTACAAAATATTTATATCTACATTTTATTAATGGAATAAGTTGTATTAAATATTCTATTCTAGTTGGTATAGTTGAACAAGATAATATAAAACTATTCATATATAATATCATACATTTTATTCTTGGAATAATGACTCAATCAAATCCTCTGGTATTCTGTATCTTTCTAATCTATTACTACCACCACCAACGGATTTAGATACATCTTTATTATGTTTTTTATATTTTCTTAATTTATCTCGTTTTTCTTTTGTATTACATAATACCTTTTTTCCATCTATGATTTCATAACCATTTGCTAATACTTTATTATGTTGTTTTCTTACTGCTTTATTTTTATTTCCATCTCCAATACAATTAGTATGTAATTTTCGTGTATCTCCTTTTATTGGTGTTTTATATCCAGAATGAACAGCTCCATCTGTCGGTATAGTAATCATATTTCCACACGAACCACTACCATCACATAATTTATTATTAAACTCTTTTTTATTAGTCCATATTCTAGTTCGTTTTTTATATCCCCAATCTGAATACATACAATAATCTACATCATAAAAAGGTTTATCTTTCATTATTTCTCTATCTTTTAATCTTCCAGTTTGTGGATTTTCTAAATACCATGATTTTGGATTGAAGTATTCAATAATCTCAAAAGATTTTAAAACTAATTTATCAGATTCATTCATCATATCATCAATATCTTCTTTTGTAAATATTTTTCCATTTCTCATTCTACCCTTCCAACAATTTTGTAATCTACTATATGCTATACAAGGTGGAGAAGCCCATACAATATCAAAATGGTCTTTTGGATATTGTTTATAATCAAATTCCATAATGTCTATTCTATGATCTGCTGGTAATATCATATCAACAGAAACAACATCCCATTCTAATTTTTTACATACTTTTCCAACAGAACCAGTTCCAGAAAATAATTCTAATACTCTCATATATTATATCATACATTTTATTCTAATCTTTTAACTGCTCCATCAAATATATCTTTATCCATTTCAATTCCAATAAATTTTCTATTCATATTTTTACAAGCTACTCCTGTTGAACCACTTCCCATTGTTGGATCTAATACTACATCTCCTTCTTTAGAATAATATTTTAAAATCCACTCCATCAAGGCTACTGGCTTCTCGGTTGAATGTTTACCACGAGTAGATTTAATTTCTAACATTGAATTTGGTAGTGGTGGGTCATATATGGGTTCATCTCCTTTTTGTAATTTTCTATCGTGTTTAGTAAGTTTTCCATTCTTAAATCTTTCTTTTGAGTTGTATACATCCTCTTTAACAACTGATACTGGTAGTGGTGGGTCGTATTGTCTCGCACACTTCTGTCCGTATTTTGCTTCACTATTTGGGACTTTCTCTCCATAACAACCTTTATCTCCAAGAGTTTGTCCTTCTTCTATTTCTTCTTTAACAATTGATTTTTCTTCTTTAATAAATTTATGTTTATGACTTGATAAATCATAAAAAGGTAATTTTTCATAAAAAACATATATCATCTCGTGCTTTCTCATCGGCATCTTTTTTGCTGATAAGAATCCAGCTGGAGCACTCTTAACCCATACAATATCGTATCTGAAAAAACATTTCTTCGGTGCTGATGTAATTAAATCAACTCCAAATTTAGTTGTTGTTGTAAAAAATATTGGAGTATGTAATTTCTTAATTCTCATAATTTCTTTCCAGAATAATTGTAAGTCTATTTTACAATCCCACTTACAGCTCGTTTGTCCATAAGGTAGATCACAAAAGATTAAATCAATACTATCATCTTTTAAATCTTTCATTTTTTCCAAACAATTTCCATTAAATATTTCCATATATTATATCATATATTTTAATTTAATAACAACTATCCCAACGATTTACTAATCTCCCATTTGTATCTCTTGCTCCATACTGAGCTGGATTTATTTTCTTTAATATTTGTTGTCTTTGTTGTTCTACCATTTGATTTTGTTTCTTTTCTGCTTTTCTTGCTTTTCTCATTGTTTCATATTTAACAATAGCTTCTAATTGTGCGTCTTCTAAATCTTGTTTTGTTATTGTAGATATTGGATATGATGGGGTTCTTGTTCTAATAGTTTTTTTAGTAACTTGCTGTTCTTCTTCTTCTTCATCAGAATTTACTTCTTCTTTTAATTTCTTAACTTTTCTAATTTTCTGTTGTTTCAATAATTCCTTTTCTTCTTTTTCTAATTGTTTCATTCTTTTAGATTCTTCTGCTTTTGCTTTTCTTGCTACTTGTGCTTTATCTCTAGCAAGTGCTAATTTAGCAAGGTGTTCCTTACTCATTGGTTTTCTTTTCTTCTTAGTTGGTTTTGGTGTTGGTGGTTCTTCTGGTTGTTGTATTGTTTTTTTTGGTTTTGGTTCTTCTATTACTTCTTCATCTTGGAATATATCTTCTTTATTAATTGGTGGTTTCTCTACTACTTGTGGTACATTATCATAAATAAAATTTGGGTTTTCTTCTCCAGTTTCAGTATCAACTTCTTCGTTTATTATACCAGGTATATCTTCTGGAATAACATCTGGTTCAAAATTTAACTGAACTCTTGGAGTTTGTTTTTTATTCATTTTATAATAATACATATAAAATAATTCTAAAAAATATTGATTTTAACAAAAATATATTAAATTTTCTATTACTTAAATTAAATAATAAAATCTATTAGATTAATTAAGTATTTATTGTGTATTCATTGTGTCTCCTTTTTCTCTGAATAACAAACAAACTATACTCTGCCCTTGTAATATAGTAGCATATTGTTCATTAATATAATTAAATGATATATCAAATTCGTTTATCTGCATATCTCCAGCATTATCTAGATCCAACCATACGAGTTGGTTGGGTTCAAAATATAATCTTCCAGTACTATTTGTATTATCAAATCTCGGAAGGTGAGCCAGGACTTTAGATTTATTTCCAGTAAATGCGTTTGTTACATTCTGTCCAAAATTATTTAATCTCACAAACATTGCTAATGATGAAGTTAGTGATGGAGCAAATGTAGACTGGAATATTGGAATACCACTTGAAGATATTGGAGTATCAACTATAGACTGATTAAAACCCAGTATTGTTGTAGCATTAGCTCCAAAAGTTCTAAAATAAATATCAGAAGGTTGTAGTATCATAACTGGTGAATATGGAATACCAAGAGTAGAAGCGTTTACATATGAGCGTGTATTAGTTCTTGGGTCATTCCAAGCTCTAGTTTCTAATTCAGCACATAAATTAGTGGTATTCAATAATTCATTTGTTTCATACCAACCACCGCCATATAGTACCTTTGGATCATATCCAGTAATATTTGGAGTATCAAATTGTGTTACTTCTAATGTACAAGTTTGAGTTGAAGCATTACCACCACCAACACCAAGAACGGGATGTAGACACCAACAAGCTTGATTGATTGGTTTAAAATAACTATCGGCTGGTTGTCCAGCAGTATATTGTGTAACTAAATCCCACTGGTCAGCTATAGCTCCTTTATCATCAGCAACATCTTTTCGTGCTTTAACAGCAACATTTTCACCGCTTACAAAAAAAGCAAAATCAGTATATTCTGTTGATGCGTTTAAATTAGTTCTACCAGAACCAGCAAAATCACTACTAGCATTCGTCCAATATTTAACCTCACGCTGAACTAAATTATTACCATCTTCAATTTCAGAAGCATTTACATTGTGATATAATACTAATTCTCCATCAGCATTTTTAGCAAGACCAAAATCAACAAAACAATCTACATCTCTGATATTTAAATCTTCATCATAATTCCACAAATTATAAGGAGGAACAATATAACCATTTGGATCTATATTCTGCACAAATCTAGATAATCCAACCATCCATTCTACACCAGAAGCATTAGCATTAGCATTTGTTCCAGAAGCATTAACAATAAAAGAACCATTAAAAGGACTCATTGGTTGATTTGGTGATATACCAACAGATAAATCATCATCATCATCAACATCTCGTTGAAACACACCACCAGTAAATGTAAAACTATCTAATGGATTATTTGCTGAATAAAATTCCTGGAAGTTTCCGTTTGGTGGTATAGTATCAACTGGAGCACTAGCATTCTGAGCAAATGTAAATTTGTATCCCAAAAAATCTAAACTACTCGCATTTCTTAATACATCACACTCAAATTTGTTTTTAGTTAGTGGGTGGTATGATGTGGTTCTTATTTGTTCTTGAATTCTTACTGCTAAATCTTCAACAGATAATTCTACAACTTGACCAACTTCATTAGAATTAGTGAGAGTAGTAACAACTGGGTATGATGTACTATCATCCATCTGAGGTGTAGTAATTCCATCAAGGTTTAATTTATCTCCAAAATAGTGATAAAATTTATCACTATTATTACTGAATACAACTCTACCATCTACATTTACTTTACATGATTGTAATGCTACTTGAGAGTTTTTTTTAATAGTCATTGTGGAACTCAGAGGATTACGGAAGCTCCACGCATTATATACAGAATTTTTCTGTCTTAATGCTGTGCCGTCTTTTTCTTGATTTGAACATATAACGAGAGACATTTTTTATACTTTATAAATATATTTTTATTTATAATATAAATTTTTAATAAAAACTATTATATATATTATGCCTCCAAAAAAAATAAAACAAATGAATAGATCAATTCCAACATATAAACAACCTTTACAACATGATGTTGAAAAGGCACAACAAAAAGAAAAAATAAACCCAAAAAAAATATTTGAATCAAGTAATAATAATAATAAAAAAACTTTGAAAAAGAAAAAGCAAAAGAAAAAGAGATATTAATATAATTCTAATTGTATAATATCATAAGCTTCCTTTAATTTATTAAATTGTTCATTAGTACCTCCTTTATCAGGATGATATTTTAAGGATAATTTTCTATAATGTTTCTTTAACATTTTTAATTTATTATCTTTATTAAGATTATTAAATTTATTAATATTTATTTGTAGTATTTTATATGGTAAATTTATTTCTATATTCATTTCTCCAAATTGCTCTTTTATATATCTATTAAACATTTCTCTCATATATTCATCTGATTGTTTTTCTCTTCTTTCACTATAACATCTTTTACAACAATAACTACATCCTTCATAATATCCATATTTACATTTACTAAAAGTATATGGGTTAAAATCATCATCTTCATCAGAAGAATAATAATCAGAAAATAAATCAATCATATATAATTAATCTAATATTTTAATATTTTAGAAATAACATTATTTTATATGAAAATATTGAGTTCTTATATATCTATAAAAATATAGAAAATAATATATATATGAAATCTGTGCTCAAATAGTTTTAAATTTTTTTTATTTTTTTTTGAAATATTGAATTAGTAGTATTTACCAATAATTAGTAAATACTACTAATTTTAATATCTATTCATATATTAGATTTAAAAATTAGTAAATACTACTAATTCTATAATTTATTTAATTCTTTTTGAATTTTACATATTTTTTTATTAATTTTTTTTACTTCTTTATCATTATTTTCATCTTCAGCTGTTTTTAATTCTGTACGATATTTATCTAAATTGTATTGTAATATATTTTTTTTATTTTCTTCTTCTTGTTTTTCTTGTTCTTCTTTTTCTTTATTTTGTTGTTCTGTTTGTTTTATTTTTTCATAAGGGTCTATATCGTCTTCATCATCATCTTCTTCATCATCACTAAATTCATCATTACATACATCTAAAGGTTTATCATCTATTTTAATATTATGTTGTTCTTTAATATCTTTAATTTCATTTTGTAATTTTTCTATTGTATTATCTTTTTCCTTACTTTCTTTCCAATATTTATTTTTTAGTTCTTTTTCTCTATCATATTTTTTCTTACTGATTTTATCATCTTCTTCGTCAGATGATTCTGGATATTTTCTACATTTCAATTCATTATTTTCTTTCTTCAATTCTTCATTTTCTTTCTTCAATTCTTCAATCTCTTTTTTCAATAAGTTTATTTCTGATACATCTTCATTATTATTATTATTATTATCATCTTTATTCATATTATTAATAATAGTAATATTATTATTTGCTTTAGTAGAAATAGCGTATAAATGAGCTATTTGTGTTGTAATATCAGTCATATCATTTTTATTAATTCTTTTGTTTAAATTATATCTTGTATCATTAGATTTAAAATGTAAGTGAGTTTTTAAGAGGGAGATTATATAATCTTTATCTGGATATTGTTGAGCCATTATTATTTTCTATATCTTATATTAGATAATAGTTTTATCTTTAAGTATATTTAGTAAATACTACGAATATCAGTAGTATTTACTAATATCAGTAATAATTACTTACTCATTTAAAATTCTCGATAATTATAATTATCGGAAAAATTAAATAAATATCAAATCAGAATTAAAATGATAAAAAAAGAGCAATTAAATAAAAAAATATTTATAATAATAAAATGAGAGTTATTATAAAACCTTCAAAAATAAAGAATAAAAAGTATACAGCTATTTTTTATGATGGAGATAAGAAAATAAAAACTTCACAATTCGGAGACAACCGCTATGAAGACTATACCCAGCATAAAGATAAACAACGAAGAGATAAATATAGAAATCGTCATAAAAAAGATTTAAATACTGGGGACTATATGAGACCAGGTTTTTTATCATATTATATTTTGTGGGGTGATTCATCTTCATTAAAAATTAATATATCTAATTACAAGAAAAAATTTAATCTTAAATAATTCTATAATATATATAGATTTATATTCTTTATATTCTTATAAAAAATTTGGTACTTTACCATTGTTCTGTTGTATAATATCTTGTACAACATTAAAACTAACATTTCTATTTTTTTGTATCTTAAATAATACTGTTGATTGTTCTCCACAATTAGCATATGATCCATCTGGGTCATGTATACTACAGGACACAGATGCTAATCTTAAAGGTTTAGTAATTGTAAATACTAAACTAGATTCTTCACCAAATACAAAATCTCCATAATTATTTATTTTTGAAACAACTCCAATAATGGGCATATTAGTGTTATTTACTTTTCCACCAACAAAAGGAGTATTAGTTAATAAATTACTCCTTATTGTATAATATCCTCTAATCATTCTTGTTGGTAAACTATCGGCGACAATTTTTACAGAATCTGTTTTTTGTATTATTTCTGGATAATATGAAATCTTACGAGTACCAGCATAATCAAGTAAACAAGCAGTTACTGGGATCATATTTTTCATCATTGGTACACCGAATAAATTTTGAAAATATATTTTTGTATCACCTTCTGAGACAGTAGCATTTGTTGTTACTATTGATAAATTATTTAAATTAGTATTATCTATTCTTTCTAATCTTGTATTTTTTGTTGAATGAAATTGATTATATGAAAAACCAAGTAAATCCCATAATGTTCCAGACCATTCAGTTTCTGTTAAACCAAAATCTTCTATATTTATACCACATAAGGCATCATAAATAGTCCAAGGTTCTAAATTAGCATTAAATTTTTTAGCTGTATATTTTTTGTCTGGTACAGCTTTAACTTGTATAGATGCTGAACTAACATACGGCATTCTTGCTGGTGTCCAGTCTTGATAATTTTCATTTGGATTTATTTTATAAACAACTTCATCAAACCCTTCTGTTGGGTCTATTTGTGTATCTGTATATGGATTATTCGCGTACCAACTATTACCACGATTTAATGCAGTATGTAAATCTGAAAAACTAAAATGAGTTCCATCCCAATTTAATCTTGGAACATCAGCACCAAGATATAATAAATTTCTATCATATTGAGTATCTACACTATAAGTATTTAATGCTAAATTATCATTTCTACTAATTGTATAATTAAAAGGTGTGATACTCCTTGAATCAGCATTATATGGTCTTGTATTAAATCCAGAATATGGAAGTATCCAAGCTGTTCCTGGTGCTGTAAAGTGCATATCATATCCAATTTTTCTGTCTCTTTCAATAACATTTAAATTATTATTTAACATATTAAATAATGTAGAACCAGAACCATTATGAATTGTGGGATATACAACTATATACTGAGTTGTATAAGAAGCATTATTAGTGCTTCCAAAACATCCATATGTTTTTTCTTGTAAATTTTCATTTGGTAGATCATAATATTTGTCTCTCTGATTTTCATCAAATTGAAAAGGAACAATTACACTTGATACTTGTTTAGCATTATTAGTATTCCAAGTTGGATTAAAATATCCACCCCAACCCAATTGTGCTACAGAATCAACACCATCTTCTAAAGTCATTGAAGCATTTATATATCTATTCATATGTAACCATCTACAATTAGTAATATCATCATTAATATTGTATGGGGTTCTTGAATCTGTAAATATATTAAATACTTCTGGATATTTTTCCTGTGCTTCAATAAAATTTTTAAATAATTCTAAATTATCTTTTGTATAATGTAATGAAGTAATTATTCCAATTGTTTTATATAAATCATTAAAAGTTCCATCATAATCTCTGTCTACTTGTGCTCCTCTAATTCCTCTGTAAACTGTATTCAACATATTTATTTTTCTACCAGTATCATATAATTCTGGTCTCTTACAACCAACACAGGAATATTGTGCTAAATATTCAAATCCATTTTCTAAATCTAAACCAGCAATATATTCTTTAAATATTTCTTCTGTTTTATTTGTAACTGATGATTCTCTACCATATATTCCAGCACATATAAATGGTTTATATGTTTCCGTTTCTACTGTTTTATATACTGGTGCTGGAAATCCTGGTCTATCTGGATTAGCACCAATATCTATCGGTGACCTTTTTTCAAATACATTTTCAGATATTACTTCTTGTAATTGTCGACTAAAATCCTCAGCAATAAATTCTGGAGAATTAAAACCGTTTTCTACTTGTATTGATTTTGTTTCTTTATAAATAAAATATACAGCATTTTCTGGATCTCTCAAATATCTCGGTGGGTTATTAGTAGAAGCGTCTTCTGTAAAATTAGTTCTATCTCTTATCATTATTGTAAATTTTGAATTATCATTTTTTACTTTTGATAAATTACCATTAGCATTGTAAACTCCATTAACATTTCCATCTCCAGCATCTCCGCTAAGCTGATAAAAATCATCATATAAAGTGTAATCATCCTCTCTAAATGGATCATGTAAACTCATCCCCCAGTGAACAACATCATCTTGAAAATAAAAATTACTACCATTTACATTTAATGATTGTGTCCACCACCATCTTCTTGGTAGTTGTATATAATTATGACCATCAGCATTTTTATAATATGATATTGTAAAATTAGCAGTATCATCTCTTATATTAATTTCATCTTCTTCTTCTGTATAATTAATTCTTTTAAATTGTGAATAGATTGAAGAATCTGGTGTTAAATATTCTGGAACTGTTTTAGTAAATTTTTTTTTAATTCCAAGTTCAACACCTTTTATTTCTATACTTGTTGATTGACCAGCACCACGCTCACTAATCATAGCACTCTGTACTGATATTTTATCTCCAGCTTCTAAATGAATTACATCTTGTAAATTATTAGTCCATAAAGCAAAATTATCATCGTTATTACTTTTTGCTTCTTCGGAATGTAATCTACCACATTCAATTACTTTTAAATCAGTGTATTGATTAGACATTATATATATATATTTATATTTAATTTGAATTTTTTATTTATATTTTTTTTATATTTGTTATAATATAAAATGCGGATTAGTTCAGAAGCTAAAAAAATGACTTTAGAGAAATTAAACACTATTGACCGATTAGATATTTGGGCTAAAAGAGAATGGAGAAAATGCTGGTCACATGATGTAGTAGAAGATGATATTGAAGATATAGAAGTTTATATTGATGAATGTATAGCTAAAGTAGTAGCTTTATATCCAGTAAAAAAAATATATGAAAATGTGGTTCTTACAGATCCAACCTTACATTAAAAATTTATTCAGAATTATCTTTAATAAAATAGATTAACATCAATTGATAATAAATTATTATTATATCGTACATCTCCACCCCATGAATATCTATATTGTCTATATTCTTTATGATATTCTTTATTATCAATTCTATATTGTTTATCATATTCTTTTCTTTTTTCTTTATTATTAATATAATATTGTTTATTTCTTTTAATAATACAATCTGTATTATCAATATAATATTGTTTCTTTTGTTCTTTTTGATATTCTTGTAATTGCTCTTTTGAAATATATGCTCTATTTTTATTAATACAATTTGTATTATCAATATAATATTGCTCTCTCATGATTAATTCTTCTTTATTATTACAAGAATAATTCTCTATTAATACAATTTTGTAATCATTATTTTTTATTATATCAAATGATTTAATATAAGTTTTAATTTTACCATTTAAATATGATTTATAAGCTTTTTTATGTCCTGATAATCTATTTGATAATGATTGAATAGTAGAACCAATATAAATATCTCCATTAGTATTATCAATTATTTTATATATTTTTCCATTATGATAATTCGACATTTATCAGTATTTATCAGTATTTATCAGTTTTATATAATACTCATTTTATTCTTAAATATATTTCAAATTATTCAGAATTATCTTTAATAAAATTAATATCAGTTAATAGTTTATATTTATCAATATGTCTCGTTTTAAATAATTCTATTTTATTAATATTTTTATAATAAGAATAACATTGTTTAGCATTCATTAATTCTCTATTTTTATTATAATTATTTTGTTTCTTTTCTTTACCAACTCTATAATAATGATTCTTAGCTCTCTCTCTGTTTAAAGCTTTAAATTCATCTGTATCTTTAATAGTTTCATATCTTTCCTTATTCTTAATAGTTCTGTTTTTATGTGCTTCCAATATTTTCTTTATTTGTTCGTCAGTATAATCCATATCTATATATATATATAGAATATATATTTTTATCTTTAAATTAATATATTTTATTCTAACCAAATAATATCTCTTGGTAAATTCATTTTATAACAGTAATAAAAACAATCAAAATAACACGAATTCTTCCAACCTTCTGGAGTTACTCCGTTTATTTGTTTATCAAAATGTATTCTTTTTTTTGGAATAATAATCTGAATATTATTTTTTAAAATTCTGAAATATTGTGTATTTATTTTACTACTTGGTAATATTAATATAAAAGGTTTATCTAATTCTTTTAATCTCGGCATTATTTCTTTTGATTTACTAAATGGTGGATTACTTACTAATATATCTCCTTCATTACTTTCAAAAAAATCATTATCATTATGTATAACATCAAAACCAAGCTCTCTTAAATATTCTCCACTTTTTCCATCTCCCATAAATGCTTCCCATATTATTTTATCTTTTGGTATATATTGTTGTATATTCTCCCAAGCATATTTTGGAGTCATATAATCATCGTGTTTTAAAAAAGTTTTTGTATGAAATCCAGCCATTATATATAACATATATTTTATTCTAACTCTAAAATGTTCTTTAATAAGTCTTTATAAGCATCTGCTATTTGAAAAGTTAATTTATTCTCTTCTTTAGCAAATTGTAATTTTTCAACTGAATTATTTTTATGTTGTACACAGCACATTATCTTTCCAATTTCTGTTATAGCAACATTTTTAATACCAGTAAATAATTCTTTACCTTCTCCAACACTATTATTACTAAATCCACAACTGGATTTAAACCATTTTTTAGTTGCCATAATTGTTGCTTCATGTATTAAATGAGCTCTATCACCACAATCAATAGCATGTAAATCAAAATTTCGATCAGTCATACAGAATATCATTTTATCACTACCAACACAACCAACATTTTTTTCTTTTAATGTTTGATAAGAATGAGAAATATAAGTATTTATATATATATCATCAGTATCCATAAAACAAAATATTTTAGTAGTACACTCTTTAATTAAATCATTTCGTTTCTTTCCAATACTTCTTTTTGATTTATTATCTATATATGTTATTTGAATTGGATGTAATACTCTCTTAAATTCTTCCAATTCTTCTGATATTTTAAATTGTTTATCTGTATCACTATCATCATCAATAATTACTTTTAATTTATCATGTGGATAATCTTGTAATTTAAGATTTAATAAAATAAGAGGATTCCATTTACTTCTATTCCAAGTTGGTATTAATATTGTAATATCTTCCATATATATTATAACATATATTTTAATATTGTGAAATATCATATCTCAAATCTGTCCCAAAATAGTTTTAAAAATATGTTTCAGATTTCTAATTGATTTCCTTGACTATCCCAGCCTTCATATTTATCTCTCGCAAATAATTCTACTCTTGGAACATCACCGCATAATTCTACTATTTTTTCTCTAACAATATCGGGTTTCTTGCTGTGTGCTTCTAACGGAGTTTCTATAACTGAATGTACTGAATGACTAACTGCTTTTGGATTTCCTTTTGTTGCTAATAAACAAAATTCGGGATTACTTCGTGTCCAAGAACCCATACCCCAAAAGTTAGTATCTTGTTTAATCTTGTTTTTCTTTATCCAAGTGAATGCTACTGTTTTATAATCAAAACCCCATGATTTTATTGTGTATAGTGCTTCGGGCATTAGAGGAGCAGTAGCCCACATAAACAGAACACAATCTTTATCTGTTTCGGGTATTTTAAAATCATATATATCAATCATTCTCATGGCATTATAAGATTGTCCTTTCTTTGCTCTACTTGGAATTTTATTACTCGTCGCTGTATAGTTCCAAGCTGGGTCAGCATATATTATTTTATAACTCATTATATATTATAACATATATTTTAATATTGTAAAATATCATATCTCAAATCTGTCCCAAAATAGTTTTAAAAATATGTTTTTTTTATGAAATTATATGATTAGTAAATACTACCACGATTAGTAAATAATACCATAATTAGTAAATACTACTAATATTAGTAAATACTACTAATTATATTCAAAAATAAAAAGAGCTTTTAAAATAAAAAAAAATCAACCAAACCACCAGGAGTTATGTTTTATTAAATATTCTTTTTCAATTTCTTCTTCAATAATTTCTTTAGTTACATATTTTTTAATATCATGTATTTCTGTCTTCATTTCTTTTACTTCTAATTTTATAGATTGTAATAATTCTAATACTTCTATTATTGTTTTTTTTTTATCATTATGACTCATTATAATATATATAAGATATAATATAATTATATAATATAATGATTAATTTATTCCAAATTTATTTAATGGTTAGAAGTCCGTATGATGAATATGGTTGTTGTAGTTCTTGTGGTTATTCTTGGTGTGAAACATTACAAGAATGTGTTCGTATTTGGGAAACATATTGTAAAAGTTTAGATAATGGACATTAAAAATATTTTTAATTGCTCTTTTTTTAATATGTATTTTTTGTAAAAATAAAATCTTGATTATATTATAAATATAATGGAGATTAATTCAAATAATCTTAAAGAAGATATAGAGACATCTCGCCCAAATTTGAGACCAAACACTATAAACCAGTACATTACTCATTTGAATAAATTAAAGAATATTTTTGAAGCTGATAATTGGAATTTTTTAAGTGAACCAGATGATATTATGGAAAAATTAAAAGATAAAGCGTTTACTTCACAGAGAAATAGTTTAAATGCTGTAATTGTTCTACTATTAGCATTAAATGAAGATGAAAAATATGATGAACTTATTTCTAAATATCAAAAAATTAGAGATAAATTGAATGAGAGATATGCAACAGATCAAGAGAATAATAAAATATCAGAAAAACAAAAAGCTAATTTTGCTTGTATGGATGAAGTAAATGATATGTTAAATAAAATGAAAAAAGAAATTAAAGAAGGTGGATTAAAGAAAAAAGAAAATATTACAAGTAAAGAAAAGGAGTTGTTAATGGTATATACTATATTTAGTATGTTGTCTAAATATCCCACTAGAAATGATATGGCCTTAATGGAATTAATAACAAAAACACAATACAATAATTTAAAGTTAGAAGATAAAAAAAAGAGGAATTACATGATAAATCAAAAAGGAAAATTAACAATGGTATTAAATGAATATAAAACAAGTGCTAAATATGGAGAAAAGAAAATAGATTTAGATAAAGATATAGAAAAGATTTTAAGAATGTATATTAGAATCTTAAAGAAAAAGAATGGAGATGTATTATTTTTAAGTTCTCAAAATAATCCATTATCAAGGAATCAAATATCTCAATTACTTTTAAAAACATCAAAAAAATATATGAATAAAGCAGTATCAACTACTTTAATGAGAAAAACAGTAGCCAGTGATAAATTCGGTGTTGGTAGTGAACTACATAAATTAAAGAAGGAACAGGAAGCATTAATAAATGTAATGTGCCATTCTGAAGCTGTGCATAATTCAGTTTATATTAAAGAAAAAGAATAATTACCAGAATTCATATAAAGGTATAATTGCTTCTTTTTTTACATTAATTACATCTCGGTGTTGATTATAACCAAAACCAACATCTCTAAATTGATCTTCTAAATAGTAATCATGTTTATCCCAATTTATTTTCCAATGTAAATATTTATTCTTACATTTCCAAACAATAAAAAAATCTTTTTTATTATTTGGATTTTTCTTATTATATTGAAATGCTGAACTCATTTTAATACTATCAAAATATAGCGATTTTAATTCTATTTCATTTCCTTTTAAAGTTGTATGTTTTAATTTTCCATCAATGTATCTGGTTTTTGGTCTTGTCTTTAATTCAACTTCTATTTTATCATTATAATAATCAAATGGTGCTAAAACATCTTCATTCATTTTTAATGTTGTCTTAAATAATTTATTTAAATCTGGTAAAGATTCTATTTCAGATTGTTTTCCAAGTTCATATTGAGAATCAAATCGGCTCATATGTTTATAATAAACATAGATTAAAATTTTGAATTAAAAACGAATTTAATAATTATTCTTCTTTATCATCTTCAATTCTATTAAATGTATGATAATTTAAACCTTTACATCTCGGACACCAACTATTACCACTCTTATTATAAAATTCACATTTATCATATTTACAATTTTCACAATTTATTATTGTAATGTTTGTTTTTAGTTGTTTGTTTTCTTCTTTATGTTCTTCTTTTATTTGTAAGGTATTCATAATGTATTTTATAAGGTCATCAGATATATGTTGTCTTTTATGATATTTATCACAAAAGATTTCAAAACTATCTGTAATCATTTTTGTTTTTGTTTTTGTTTTTGATTTTTGTTGTCTATACTATATATATATATAGTATTTTGTCTTTAAGTAGTTTTTTTCTGTATTATTTAATAGAAAATAAATTAAATAAATTTCAAATTTTTTTTATTTTAT